TTATTCTGAAGAGTAAGAACAACTCTTTTCCAACGATATTGACTATGGATATCTTTACTACGATTCCAAAATCTCCACCATGGAGAATTAAGAACTACAACATTTTTAACTTTAACAAATACAGAAAAAGTACTATAACCTACATCACTCATTATCTAATATCCTTTAATAATTAATAGTCCAATCAAATTTATCAATTTTTCTTTTTAAAGTAAATTTTAATAAGTTAAAACATTCTTTCTTAATTATGATAACAGATAGATCTAGATAGTATACAATAGGGGTTGTCGCGGGCGGGAAATTATTAGAATAAATTATGTTATTCAATTAATATAAGAATTTCTAAAATGGCTAGAAAATATTATCAAGGAAAATTTAAACCTAAGAATACTAAAAAATATATTGGTGATGTAAATAATATTGAATATCGTTCTTCTTGGGAACTGAAATGTATGAATCATTTTGATACTGCTTCATATGTTTATGGTTGGAATTCTGAAGGTGTCATTATTCCATACATTTCTCCAAAGGATACTAAATACCATAGATATTTTATTGATTTTCTAATTGTAACAAAAGACAAGAATGGTGAAAAGGTTGTTACATTAATTGAAGTTAAACCAGAAGCCCAGACAGTTCCACCCAAATCAAAAGGCAAAAAGAAGTCAAGATTTTTGCAAGAAGCAATGACTTTTGATATTAACATAAAAAAGTGGGAAGCTGCTCGAAAGTATTGTGAAAAGAAAGGTTGGAACTTTATGATCATGACAGAGAAACATATCTTCTAATAAATAAGTAGACAGAACAACTATAAAAGTGTGATATAAATGATTACTAAAGCACAAAGATTACAACAGACACTTTCAGGAAGTAAAAGAACTCAAAATCTTCTTAAGTTTCCTGAGAATCTTGATAGTGAAGGTACAGCGAACATCATTCGTTTTAGTATCAATCTTCCATCTGGTTCCAGTTACATTGCTAATGGTGATTACAAAAAAGCAATTGATCCAGAAACAGGAGATACTCAAACTTCTACATATCGTAGTGCGTCAGCTCGTGGAAGTTTGGCTAGAAGATTCTCAGGTAATTATGTAAGAACAACAACTAAGATTGATTTGTTCATGCCACCTAATGTTACTACTTCATATCAGTCAGATTGGAGTCAAGAGGATTTAGGTGTTCTTGGTTCAACAGTAGAAGCTGGTTCTGGATTAGCAGGAATTGAATCATGGGATGATGCATCAAAAGCATGGGATGTTGTTAAACGTACTCTTAAAGAATCTGGTATTCGTACTGCTGCATCCGCTGTTCAAGCAATCTCACCGCTCAACTTTGAAACACTTCGTAAGACGGCATCATCTACTTTAGTAAATCCATACACTGAAGTAATGTTCAACGGTGTTCAGAATCGTACGTTCTCCTTTACATTTAAAATGATTCCACAGAATGAAAAAGAACAGCGAGCAGTCAAAAATATTGTAGATGAATTTAAGTTTAATCGAGCTCCGGAATTCAAGTACGGCAATCAAACAAACTATATGTTATTTCCATCTGAGTTTGACATACAGTTTTTGAATCGTCAGGGACCGAATCCTTGGCTTTTCAAAATCTCAACATGTGCTCTTACAAACTTTACAGTCAACTATAGCCCTGAAGGTCAGTATGCATCTCATGAAGATGGCTCTCCTTTTGCAACTGAAATCACTGTTGAGTTTACAGAGCTTGAAGCACTTACAAAAGAACGTCACGAACAAGGATACTAATGAATGCCGTATTTTAAAAGATTTCCGGTTGTAAGGGGATACGAAATTGTTGGTAGAACTCTTGATAGTATGGATATTACTCGTCGTACTGGCTTTTTACAAAGTGTTACAAGCAATGAAGCTCTTTACATTGATCATGAAATTGAAGATGGTGAATCCCCTATCGTCTTGGCTGACCGAATATATAATGATAGCGATCTATATTGGATCATTATGCTTTTTAATAACGTCTATGATATTAGTGAAGACTGGCCTTTGGACTACTCTTCATTAGAAACATATATTGCTCGAATCTACGATGATAGAAACGGTGTACATCATTATGAATCAATTGCATCAGGAGCAATCGTAGATTCCGATTGGCCAGAATACGATAAACTTACAGTGACTAATTTTGAATATGAAGTAGATGAAAATGATAAGAAGCGTAAAATCAAAGTACCAGCTCCTGAAGCAGTTAGTCAATTAATTCGAGAACATAATAGGCTTATTTCTCAATGAGCAAATATACAGCGAACGGTCAGTACGCAATTGTTGAAATGACATTGAAGTACAAAGATCAGACTGACGATGAAAAACAGATTGATCTTGTCAATGCTTTTGTACAAGTTGATCTGTACGAGTCTGTGTTTGAACAAGCAATGTCTGGATCAATTGCTATCATTGATTCATTCAACTTGCAAGATGTTCTTCCACTTTATGGTGAAGAAAAGATCACACTCGTTTTTAATACAGCAGGTAACGACGGTAATCCTGTAGAGTATACAGGTACTGTGTATAAGATCAGTGAAAAACATCGTGTTACAGAACATGCATCTGGTTACACAATACACTTTATTTCAACTGAAGCAATCAATTCAGAAAAAATGGTTGTTCAGAGATCTTACGAAGATACGCAGTCTGAAATTGTTAAGAAAATATTCAATCGCATTAAAGCCTCTGAGAAGATGCTAGAGGTTGTTGATACTTCTGTTGTTTATACATATGTCTTTGGATGGTTCAATCCATTACAAGCCATCTCGATCCTTTCTAAAGAATCATACAGCAAGACTAATGATGTTGGATATTACTTTTACGAAGACAACCTGCAATTCAATTATAAACCGCTTCAGTCTTTGTATGCTCAAGAACCTGTGATCGAATACAAGTCAAGAAATCGTGGTATGTTTGATAATGTTGATCAAAGAGCTGAAGAATCAGCTAATACATTTCAGGATGTAAAAATTCTAGACGAAAATTCGTATCTTGATCGAATCATGGAAGGGCAACACGGTGTTACATCTTATCGCTTTGACCTGTTTTCAAAATCGTTAAGCAAAACTGAATATGACAAAGCAAAGTTCTATAATCGAGCAAAGAGCTTAGGTGAATCTCCGTATAAGAAAGAGCTTGAAACATCGTATGAATCAAAAGGCTCTATTGTTAATACGAGCAATAGCCCGATTTCGTTAGATCAGAAAACCAAACAGAAAATGCAACGCATTGAAATATCAACTATGAGAGCTGAAGTTTCTGTCTTCGGTGATTCATCTATACGAGCAGGTGTTACATGCATTGCAAATCTTCCTGTGTGGAATAAAGATCAAGAACAGACACCACAAACATCAAGCGGCAAGTATTTGATAACGTATGTTCATCATCAGCTACTCAGTGATAAATACATGCAGACCCTTATGATTCAAAAAGATTCTTACGAGACAGTATGATTAAACTAGATCAATTCTTTCCATTCTTCGGTGTAATAGAAGATGTCAATGATCCTGAACAACTCGGTAGAGTAAGAGTTCGTTGTTACGGATTTCACACTGAAAACAAATCGTTCATTCCATCTGATACATTGAAGTGGTTTTCTTGCATCACTCCTAACTCAGCTGGAACATCAGGCATTGGTCAAAGCCCAACTGGATATGTAACTGGATCGACTGTCTTTGGATACTTCATGGGCGAAGAGCTACAAGAAGGTATTGTTGTTGGTTCAATTACAGGAAAGCCAACATCAGAAGCATTAGCGGATCAAGGATTCAATGATCCTTCTGGAATCTATCCAATTCTTATCAATGAATCAGACGTCAACAGATTAGCTCGTAATGCTAACATTGAAGAGACTATCGTGCAGTCTAAAAGAGACAATGTTCGAACTGACGTGGAAACAACGGCTGGAACATGGAGTGAACCAGAGACACCATACGCCGCCGAGTATCAAAAGAATCATGTTCATGAATCAGAGTCAGGACATATTAATGAAGTAGATGATACTGAAGGAGCTGAAAGGTTACACAGATATCATAAGTCGGGTACATTTGAAGAAATACATCCAGACGGATCAAAAGTAATTAAGATCGTCAAAGATGAATACACTATCATTGCAGGAGATGGTTATTTCTGTATTGAGGGAGATGCATCTGGCTTTATAGGTGGTAAGAACGATCTTTACATCAAAGGTAATAATGATGTTAAGATTGATGGCACAAATACAATTGATGTTCAGGGTAAGTCAACATTGAGAGCTCCTGAAATTCAACTTGGTGAAGATTCAGATATTGAGCCATCTGTACTTGGTGATAAACTTGCTACTTGGATTACATCAGAACTCGTGCCTTGGCTTAATACACATAATCACATTGGTAATTTAGGATTTCCAACTTCACCTGCTGCAACTGGTACTT